CGCCGTCAGGCTTGCGGGTGCGCAAGTCAAAGCCTGCCTCCCGCAGCCACGCGACCATGCAGTCCTCCATGACATGGCCACGCTCGAAGATGCGCAGCATCCGGCCCGGGGTGTCCCGCCCGTGGTCGATGGGAGCCTTGGCGTACTCGAATTGCAGGGCGCGCTCGCAGGCCACCCCGAGGCGCGAGGCCCCGAGGTACTGGCGCTCGGATTGACGGGCTCGGGCCTGTTGCAACCCGGCGTCGACCAGGGCGGTGACCTGGCCCGCGATGCTTGATGAGGAATTGAAGTCCATCATGGCTTCTTCCCCTTCGGTTCATCCCAAGGCAGGTCATCCTCCAGATCCGCGAACGGATTGGCGGCATCGGGTGCCAGCGGATCGGGCGTGGGCGGCAAGCCCCGCACGGGCGGGAACTTGGTGACCTCGTGGTGCGCGACCATCGCCTCCGACCAGCAAGTGACGATGGCATCGATCACCCGCAGCGCTTCGGCCTCGGAGTAGTCGCCCAGAGGCTTGGTAAAACCGATCTCGCCCGCCGCCTCGCCGAAGGACTTGAGGCATTGGCGCATGGCGGCCAGTTCGACTTCAGACGGATCGATCATGGCGACCTCCGTCTTGCCGATGTAGCCATCCTTGGCCTGTTGCCAGTTGCCGTACAGCGCGTGGAACGCGTCCTGGCAGCGACGGGAACAGAACACCCAGTCGAGCACGTAGCGGCGCGCATCGCCGGTCTTGAATCGACCGTCCGTGTGGCCGTAGCCGCGTGCTTGTCGTTTGCAGACCCAGCATTTCATCGGCCTCCCTCACTGCGCCCACGACGGTTTGCCCGTCACGGGTGCGCGTTGGACAGGCGCTGCCTGATACGCGGGTGCCGCTGGCTGTGCCGGAGCACCGGAAGTGCCCCCACCCGTGGACTTGGGCGGCACGCCCATCAACTTGGCGTAGTCGGGGTGATCGGGTTCGACCGCGACCTTGACCACGTTGCGGTCCTGGCCCTTGCCATCCTTCTCGATGTCGACGCGGGCGAGGAACTCGAGGCCATCCAGTTCGTGGAAGCCCTGGATGCGGCGCGCGGCGGCGGCCTGCGGACTGTTGTCCTGCGGGTGGACGTTGCGGGCGCTGTTGAGCGCGGCGCGAATGAAGCTGCGCCCCATCTGACCCCAGGTCGGCCCCTTCTGCGAATGCAGGCCGATGTTCGACCACATCTTGCGTTTGGCGTGGTCGCCAGCGGTGACCACGAACTCGGCGGCCAGATAGATCGAACCGGTGTCGAAGGACTCGGTGGCGTAACCGCCGCCCCAGCCTTGGCTGGGATCGTCATAACCACCGGGCTTGAGGGTCATGCGCACAGGGACAACGGTGCCCTTGGGGATCAGGTCAAAGCCGGATTGCTGTGATTCGGCGTCGTTGAAGTCGTTCCAGTTGTTGCTGGTGGTGGATTGCTGGGTCATGGCGATTACTCCTGAGATTCGTGGGATTGGGTGGTGGCAGTGCGAACGGGCGTGGCGGACTCACCCGCGCACTTGGCGATCAGTGCGCGCAAGTTGGGCGGCTCGAGCGGATCGAGGCGACCGCTGCGGTCTTTGGCGGGGAAGCCGTAGGGATTGACGGTGTGCGTGACGAAGGCGCGGTATGTGCTGCCACTGCCGTCTGCTTCCTGGGCCTTGATCTCGGCCAGCGTCACAACCTCGTCGACGATGCCGGGCAGCTCCAGTGCGGTCTTGCTGCCTTCGATCTGCGGCACGAACACCTTGCGGTTGTAGTCATCGAGCCGCTCGTCGAGGATGGCCACGAACACTACGTTCTTGCCGCGTGCGTGCTGCAGATGGGTCAAAGCGCTGATCATTTCCTGCCCGAGCAGGCCGTAGGCGCCGCGCATGTCCGGCTTGCCGGTACGGTCGCTGACCGCGCCGGGTTGCGTCTTGCACCACGCGAAGCACTGGCGCGACAGCTGCGTGATCGAGTCGAGGAAGAAGGTCTGGTAGCGGCCCAGTTGCGCCGGGTCACCGTACTTCTCGACGACGTGATCGAAGTGCGCCTGCGAAAACGCCGACTCCGGTGGCTGCGACTTGTCCGGGCCCGCGAGAAACACGAAGAAGTCGCGGCTCTCCGGCCAGGATGCCGGACGGATGGTGTCGCCGGGCCAGTCGGCCACGGCGAGATCGCCCGCCTCAATGTCGAGGAACAGCGTGGTGGCCGGGTCGAGATCCTTGAGCCGGGTGGTCTTGCCGATGCCGGATTTGCCCAGCATCAAGAGCTTCACGCCCTTGCGTTCGGCCATGCGCTGCTGCGCGGAGATGATGGGAAGGCTCATCACGCGGCCTCCTTCAGTTCATCGGCGACGGCGGGATTCCAGAGGATCTGGTAGCCGCTGTGGCCGTTTCGCGAGTACGGCATGGCCTCGGCCCATGTTTCACCCGCCTCGGTCAGTTCCCATTCGTCACGGTCGTTCCGGAACTGCAGGCCAGCCGCTGCCAGCATCTGGTTCGTGGCTTTGGCCGAGCGGTTGAGCAGCTTGCCGAGCTGGGTGGCGTTGAGCGCGCAGATCGGTTCGTTGGCCGACGGCAGCGCGCGGCGCAGCACCTCAGTGGTGATGCCCGTGTTCTCCTGAATGCAGGTGAGCGTTGCCGCCGCTGCGATGCCCGGCTTGACGCCCGGCACCTTCGCCACAGCCTCGCCGATCAGCAGAATCGCGGATACACGGTCATGGGTCGGTGCAGGCAAGGCCGCCAGCGCAGCGGGAACGGCATAGCTGCCGGTCTTGCGGATCGCGGGCAGCACCTCGCTGGTCACCCAGCGCTTGAAGCGCTTGGCGGCATCCTTGGTGCTGCCGAGGATCAGGGCGTAGAGGCCCGACTCGTTGACGTGGTTGGCGCGCTGGGTGCGTCCAAGGTTGTCGATGACGTCGCGTTTTGCGACATCATCCGAATCGACGTGTTTGGCGAGAGCATCGCGCGGATTCGAGAGTTCCAAAGCCGCGCAGACGTCGGCGGCGTTGAACCACGGCTGGCCCCCGTCGTCGACCTGAACACGCACAGCGTGCGCTTCAAACTGGAAGGGAATGATTGCACTCATGGCCATTACTCCGAATCAAGGGAAAGAGTGAAAGACGGCTTGCCGGAATCCACGGTGCGAGCGGCGGCGAACTGCTGCTGCAAGGCAGGCGGCCAGTTCGTGAAGCGGGATTCGGAGACGGATAACTTGATGTCGAGGTAGCCCTCGACCTTCTCGCCTGATGCCACGATGCGTTCGGCGATTTCGGTCAATTGCTGCTGGTTCCAGCTGACCTTCTTGGGCAACTCGAACTTGAGCCGCAGCGGGCCATCGCTGATGTGGGCGGTGCCGAAATCGCGGCCGGATTCACGCAGCGCGGCGCGGGCCTGCTCGCCGTAGCACTGATCCAGCGCGGCATCGAACTTGGTGCGGGCCTTCTTGAGCCAGTCGATAGCCGCGTCGAGGTTCTTGTCGATCTCGCGCTTCTGCTCGGGCGGCAGTGCGGCCAGTTGGCTGACGGACATCTCGGCGATGTCGGCGGGGAAGATGGTTAGATCGCTCATGGCCGTCCTCCTCACTGATACGCACGAGTGAAGCTGGAGTAACGCGAGACGCGCCGCTCAAAGGCTTCGATTTCGTGCAGGAGGTAGGTGACCCGGCGGCCGAGCTTGCAGTAGATCGGTCCGAGCTGTTCCTGACGCCAGCGGCGCAGGGTCTTGACGGAGAGCCCCCAGCGGATGGCGAGCTCGTTTTCGTCGAGGGCGATGCACACGGCACCGCCGGGGTTAGGTCGGAAGGAATCCCGACCGGTTTGGGTTGCTGGAACTTGGGTTTGCATTTCGATGTGCCTCCTAGATGAAATGGGCACATCGAAGTCTCCGCATGGAACTACGGACTGAATCCGGATCGGGCTCCGGAAAAAACTACGACTTCTACTGGCGGCGCACTTGGTAGTAGCCGCCAGACTTCACGAGAACGAGGAAGTCCTCCCTTGTTTCCTTGTCACCAAAGGCCTCATCAAATGACCGGGCAGCAGAGTGAACTTGCGTCTTGACGTCTGCCCACTTCATGGCCGGAGGTGTCTTGCCTTCCACGCCCCACATCACTTTCAGAATTGCTGCGCGCGTATCACTCACCAATCGTGATGAAGCAAAGTGAGGCAATTTCACGCGGGTGCCCTGCAGGTACTGCAATGGCTCGGACTCACCGCTAGGCGTGACGTAGCCGCGCAGCAC